GACTATTAAAAGAAATGGATGTTTATCAATTGGTAATTCCGTATAATAATCTAACAGATTCACAAAAAACTGAATTAGAACAGTACAGGCAAGATTTATTATCACTACCCCAAGACTACAATACACCGGAACTGGCGTATGCCAACATACCAACTAAACCTACATGGATGAATTAAGATGGCTTTAGAAATTGACTATAATACAAACTTTGGAATATTATGCAGGGATGCAATATGTGTAATATTTGATACTAGATGCTACAAAGAAATAGATGGTGAAGGAAATAAAATATTTCCTGTTGAATATAATGGAAAAATATACGCAAATGCAGAAGCGTATGCTAATGATGCATCCCCTGTTGGTGGGTTCAATGGTAAATTTTTAATGGATACTTCTAGCACTGATGCTCAATATAATGTAATAAAACAATGTTATCTTGATTTAAAAACTAAAGATGGCTTCACAGATGGTATAGATTGCTGAGGTAATATGGTTAAAAAAATAGACGAATTATTTTGGTCTATTTCTAATCACTTTTGGGTTTGGGTAGCATCTAGAAAAAAATAATTTTTTACAAGAGAATAAAAATATTTTTTTAAACTTATAAAATTACTAAAAAAAATTCAAAAAAAAATCCAAGCAGCCGGAGAAACTAACCGTCTAAGTTAGTTTTTTCCGACCACAAGGATTTACATTCTCTGCATTCCCATATTTTTATGGACTTAGCAGAGCCAACATATACACCATGTATTCTTTTAGGTATGGTGTATTCACCACATAAGAAGCATTGCTCACGGAGAGTCATTGCGTTTTTCCTCATCAATTAACTTCTCCATATATTCTTCGATGCTTGATTCAGTATATTTACTGTTACCAAACGCAGCAAAGAACAGAAGAGAAATTACTATAATAAAGAGTATCCATACCATTATTTCAACAGTATCCAAAACTACCACCTCACTTCTAAATCAATTACTTCTTCTTTGTTAAAAGATAAACCTTTAACAATATTTTCTTTTTGTCCATACTTCCATAAATCATAAACTAGTTCACAATCCTTTAAACAATATTCAGCCACTTTAGAATAATCCCCCATTTTCCATACAGCAGGTGCGTCTACACTATTCATTAGTTTTTCTGCTCCTAAAGTGTGCTGTGCTAAATTATCTAAAGAATAATGTTCTTTATAATTTTTAGTTAAGTATTGGCTTGTATCTATGTATGCTTTTTCATCAAAGTAATTTTTAATACAATATATATCCATAGCATCTTTTAATACTCTTAAATCAAAACCTACAATATTGTGTCCTAACAGAGTTCCGCCTTTTTGGAAATGTTCATCCAAATCAAACTTTAACTCTGATAGGGGTTTTACCTGTACATTAGATTTTTTCAAATCATCTACTGCTTTATCAATGTAAATAGTACCCATATCTCCATCCCAAGTACAAACAGTTGACACTTTAAACAGGTGAGTATTTTCCCAACCACCAATCTCATGTGATAGATTTTTAGTTTCTAAATCAATCGCTAGAACAGACATTAATCATCACCTGTTATATCAGACCATAATTCAGACAGTTTACTCTTTGCTGCTTCTTCAGGGTCAGGTGTTTTAGACTCTATGCTTCTTGTAAGCCATGCACAAAGTTTAGTTCCACCAACATTGATAATGGTACTTAACCACCAACCTTCTTTTCCTAAAGTATTGATGGATTCTGTTATAGTTTTAGGGCCATCTGTTACATCGAATATGATGTATTGTGATTCATATTTTCCCATTTCTAATTCACTTACTCCATATCTTTATGCCTTAACGATTCACTTACAACAGTCATTGCAGCATAAACATTGTCATGATGTGTTGCTTTTTTAGCACGATTGATTACACCATCAACAACCTTTCTTTCGCTATGAGACAATAGATAATACAAACCATATTGATAACCTGAATTATCTTTCTCTCTACCCTTAATCAAATCAACGAACTTCTGCAATTCATTGAAAGACTTTTGTAGAAAGTAGTACAATTCTAAATCTGCAAAAGTTAGTTCTTTTATTTCCTTCATTGTTTTCATTTCTTTTCCTCCTTTATTTTAACATATACCTTTTTGTGAATTCTCTTTTCTTCAAAATTTTCTTCTATTTTTCTCCACCACTTATATATTGTGCTTGGCCCTTTTTTTGTTTTTGTTCTTACCTTAGCCAATAGTATTGTTTTATTAACCCAACCGTCATCATTTTTTAGTTCCGCATACGCTTCCTTGAATGCTCCGATATTGGCTCTATCTTGAAGAGTCTCCTTTTCCACCTTTAAGGCTACATCTAACCACGATACCAGACTCTTATAACATTGACGGACTAACGAAGAAGCCTGTAATACGTGGTTAGTGTTCACAACAAACCTTTTAGATTTATCTTTGATACTAGGGGCTTCTGCTATACAACATAGAACTGACATTCTAACTAAATGATTATTCATTCTAGTGATAAAATTACCTGCAATATCAAAAACTTCTGCTCTACTATCAGATACATATGCTTTCATAATTTCATATTCTCTAATTAAAGCATCGTTATAATTTTCTGCATATCTCAAAACCTGTTTTGGGTTTTCATTTACTTCTTTATATCTTTCTTCTAATGTCTCATAAATCTTAACGAATCCATTTGCGTATTTATTTATAGGTGCAATTCTATTTACTTCTACACCTACTTCATTTAATACAGATTTTCTTATTTCATCTTGTACCTCAAAAGGAACTTCCCAAATAAATATTAACATTCTTTGTAGAACACCCTTTTCTGCAATAAGTAAACTCAAACCTTTAGGAATATAAGATGTACAGTAAGGACTTCTTCTACTGTCACAAATAATCGGTTCGTCTCCATCCTTAAGTTTCTTAGAAATGATATAGTTTTCTCCATGAATACTATTCATTAGTTTATTTAAGTATAAGATAACATTCTCTTTGTGTTGTGATTGTTTGAAAACTCCTGAATACTCAAACTCATCATACACAATAAGACCTTCACCCTCGAATGCACCTTTAGTTTGAACAGTTACATCAACTCTACGAGTGTTTCCATCTTCATCTTCTACTACTTCTTTTTCAGTAACATTAGACCCAATTAATGCAGCATCAGTTGTTTCAGTTACATCGAATATAGAGTATTCTGTTCCATACTTATGATTCAGAATCTCAAACACTTTTCTTGCGATTGGGCCATAAAAATTAAACATTTCAGATTTACCTGAACCTGATGTTTGAAGCCACAATACAGGGACTCTAGTATCTTCTCTTCCTTGTCCTCTAACAATTATAACTTTATCTTTTGCTATTTGCCCTAATAAATTAAATGCAGTAAGTGCAGCAGGTATGTCATTATACTTTGACACTTCAGTTGCACTTTTTACATATTCTTGTATAAAGGTGGGTAGTTTTACCCTGTGGCTTTCACTGTTTTCTTCTTGGATAAATCCATATTCTATTTCATTTTCTATATTATCATATTCATTATTCATTATAACACCTGTTTCTCTTCTGAGTTGAGAGCATCTAAAACTCTCTTTGCTAAAGTATTTCCAAAACCATCTAATAAAGATAATTCTTTAACACTTGATTCACCTATTTCCATGATTGACCCAAACTCATCTATTAGCATTTGTGCTTTACTTTCACTAATACCTTTTATTGTCATCAATATATCAATACGCAAATCTGCTGTGCTGATTTTCTTTTGTTTAATTAGTCTAGGTTGATAAACAGACCTATCTATTGGCTTCATTTTACATACAGCACATATGACTTTTGCCGCCATTTTTTCGTTATCTACTAATATTATATTACAATCAGTATCTAATATTATTTTGCCGATAGCACCAAGAAACTTATTATGTAAAAAACTCTCTCTACCATAAGCCCCATCAGTTACTCTCTTTCGATATTCTTTAATAGCACTACTAAGAGTACCATAAATAATTACATTATTATTATCAAACGCTCTATCCATATTATCTATTTGACTCCAAATCCTTTTATTAATTACAGACTGTAAAAAATCAAATGATGATTTGGCTTCAAAACAAACATCTTCAAAAACATAATCTCCTATTTCTAACCATTCTTTTTCAGTATCAATCTTTAATCCTAGTGCTTCTATTTCCACATGTTCTGTTAAAGATGAGTTTTCTCTACTATCTATTATTAGTTTCATTCGTGATACCTCCAACATTTGCCAATGCAATAACCGTCAGGGATTAGTACATTATAACAACTAGGTGCATTGTACCCTTTATTTACTATACCCCATACATAGTTTTTAGTCTTATTAGCATTCCAATCTAACCATATATCATCTTTTTCTGCTATTTTAGTTAGTTCATCCATAATAATTTTCGCTACTCTTTTTTTATCATCTAAAGAAAGATTCCTATTTCCCATAGTTAGTATGTCTCTATACCATTGAACTAGATATACTCTAGCGTAATGTCCCGGATTTTGAACCATTATAGCATTGTGTAAACAAGGTAATATTGGTAAATTACCAATTGGTCTAACCGCTTCAACTTCTATATCAGACATTTCTATTGGTTTAACATCAGGCCACTTTGTTAGTTTGTGTCCGTATTTACTTTGGATGTATCTAGGCTTTTTTGCTAAATCTGTTATATATGATAATGGATTTGATAAATCTTCTTTTAGAATAGGGATACAGAAATACGGTTCATCATTTTCATCACTACTACTAAGATTCACTGTATTTGGTATTCTTCTCAATCTATTGGTTTGTATTCCGCTATCATCTAAAGACAGTAAGGGATAACCTTCATTGTGTTTGATATTTCTATACCAACTTTGAATTTGTCTAATATCATTAGCAACTTCACCATGAACAATTACATGAAATCCTTTACCACTGAAGTACATTTGAAACAATATTTCTTCACGTAAAAACTTCCTTGCCAATACTTGTAAATCAGCATATGCTACACTAAGAGGAGTTGAACCATGTGCGTCTAAATCTAGAAATGCTCTGTCTTTAATTACAGATGACTCTATTTTTTCTTTATCAGTAAAGAAATTAAAATCATAAATAGTATAATAACAGTTCATCTTACCGTTATATTGCTTTATCCAATCAATCATTTCTTCTTTATTCTTCACCAAATGACGCTTCATCTGTCTTGCGTTGCTCAGATGACTTCCCGCCCACACTTCTTTCGGATATTTCATTTTTATTTTCCTCCTTATTTTTATTACTACCAAAGTTCACATTTGCACTTAGTAGTTGTTCTTGTAGTATGCTTGCTACTTCTAGTTGTATTTGTTCTATTACTAGGTTTTGAAAGAAACTTCCAAACGATTGTATATCAGATATGTCTCTTTCCCATACAATAGTTAGTTTTTCCTTAGCATCTAACTGAGAATATATTTCTTCTGAAAAGTCTTTTACTAACTGATTCATATTAGTTAAATCAGCAAAAGTCCATTCTCTAGAACTTAGTATTTGTTTTACTTTATCTTTCATTTTTACCTCTCCTAATACTCCGTCTTAACTGCAAACATAACATTTCTTTTGGCTTTACCATAAACAACATCCATACCAA